AAACCAGCATAACCCATAAATTGAAAGGACAATATGGCTAATCATTACGCAGTCGATTACAAGAAACGACACGTTACACTCCCTGCTAAGTTGACAGAAGTTGCAACTAACGGTGGGCGTATGCGTGTTCTTTATGATACCTACACAACTGCATCTAATGTTGAAAATGACTTAATCTACTTCGGTAAGTTGCCCGGTGGAGCTAAAGTTTGGGAGGCATCATTGTATGTTTCTGCAACAGCAGGAGCAGGGATAACTGCTGACTTAGGTTATGCTTCTACAGCATCAACCGATGTCGATGCATTCCTTGATGGAGTAGACGTTCATGTTGCTACTACAGCCTATTTTATGGCTGGTGGCGCAGATACCGATACAGGGAATAAAAACAATAAGTCTAATGCACCAGTATCTATACCTAATGAAGTTGATATAACACTCAAAGTCTTAGGTGATGATCCCGGTGATGGAAAGGTTTGGCAAGTACAAATCTGGTACACAGTAGACTAATAATAATCGGGGGTTGGGAAACTGACCCCCATTTCTAACAGTTACTATGGATAAAACAGGTATCGCAAATTTAGCCTTGAGCAATCTAGGTGAAGCACGAATACAGAGTCTTACAGATAATAATGGTAGAGCAAGAGCATGTGATGCACGTATAGATGGTGTTATAACCACTATTCTACGTATGCATGTATGGAACTCTGCATTACAAAGAGAAAAATTAACAAGTGTAGGAACTCCTGTGTTTGGATGGAATTACATGTTCCAACTTCCTTCAGATTGTATAAAAGTTGTTGAAGTAAATCCTGTCTCAAAATATCAAGTAGAACAAAAGAATATTTTATCAAATGAGTCATCATTGTATTTACTTTATGTTGCAACTCCTTCCGATATTCAGAATTTAGACCCTCTACTTGCTGAAGCAATTGCAATGAAATTAGCAGTTGAAATTTCTGAAACACTTACCAGTAAACAAGGGTTAAAACAGGAAATGATGCAAAAGTTTGTTATTGCATTACAGGAAGCAAGAGGTGCGAACTCTAAAGATCGTACACCAGATAGACGAGAAGAATCCTCATACTTAAATGCTAAACGTGGATTCTATTCACATACTCATAGAACTTTCAATACACCAGAAAAGGGTTACGAAGTTGATACAGGTGCATGGAAGAATAATAGCGGTAATCTAACTAGCACATGAGTAAATATGAATTTCTACAACCTAGATTCACTGAAGGTGTATTAGCAAAATCACTTCAGGGACGTTCTAGTGAGGAATTTTATAGTTATGGCTATAAAGCATCAAAAAATATGATCCCTATGGTATCTGGGCCTATAGTTAAAAGGCCGGGTACTAACTATATAGGAGAAGCATTAAATAGCACTTCTAGATTTATCCCCTTTTTTAAAGACCAAAATAATACATATATTTTAGAAATTTCGTTAGTAAGTTCTAGTTGTACTATACGAGTCTGGTCACAGGATCAGTTGTTAAATGCTCATGGTACTACAACGCCATATAGTATAACTACGAGTGTATGGACTACCCAAGAGCATTTAGATTCACTTAAAACAACACAAAGTGGTGATATTATCTTTGTTTGTTGCCCTCTTATTCCACCCCAAAAAATATCAAGAACACTGGCAAGCAGTGGTACAAGAGCAAGTGATGATAGTGTATGGGCAATAAGTGAATTTGTTATGGAAGATGGGCCTTATAATGCTGTAAATGTCTATTCTGAAATAACTGGTAAAAAAGGATATAGTCTAAAACTTAATGCCGAGCCAGATATTAGTAAAAGCGTTAGTGTAAGTAGCGATAGTGGCATTAAATTTACTGCTACTAATCATGGTATATCTGAGGGTGATGTAGTTGTATTTGGTGGTTCTACTATGCCCGGTAATGTTAGCAAAACAGATGAATATTATGCAATAACTGTAACTGCCAACACATTCAAAATATCAACTACAAAAGGGGGTACTGCGGTAGCTCATACAAGTAATGGTAGTGCTGTAGTAGCTTATTCGGGGTTAATCCCTGTTGCAGAAGTAGAATTTAATACTATTAATAATTCAATTATATTAGCAAATCATGGCCTCCAATCTGGAATGAAAGTCAGACTTCAAGGAGATTGGGGTTATTTAAGGTCTGAAAAAAGTCACGATACTACAAATAAATTAGCTGATGCAGATTATTATGTGATTAGTTCAGAAGCAACGTCATTCCAAGTATCAACTACAGATGGTGGGTCTGCATTAGAATTTGAATTACAAGAAACATCAGCCACTGATACAGCCAAAGTAAGTAAATCTGATGCAAATGTAACACTTTATCGTTATGCATATAAAGTAAATTCTTCCGTTAGATTTAATATTTATAACCAAAAACAAACAAGTAGTCATACTGTTGCACAAGGATTATTAAGTAGTACTACAGATAAATCTGATATAGGCCGTTTAATACGTATTAATCCTTTATCTAAACCCGGAGAGAATATAGGGGGCATAAGATGGGCTTGGGGTGTAATAACAGCAGTAGGCGATGGGGCTTCTCCCCCTACTGTTGATGTTACAATGAAAACTGAGTTATCGGGTACAAGAGGTACATATGGTTCTTCAGAATTTAGATTAGGTGCATTTTCAGATAGTCAGGGATGGCCTCAAGTATCACAAATATATCAGCAACGGATGGTATTAGCGGCAAATACTTTTCAACCTTCTACTATATGGTTATCTAGAACAGGTGACTTTTATTCATTTGCCCCAACAGAACTTCTAGATCAAGACTCACCAGCGGCAATAGTCGATGGTATGGCAGTAGAAGTCATCACTGATTCAAATGGACTCACGTTCACTTTAGACTCAGATACTCTTGATGCTATTAAGTGGTTAGGTGAATCAAAGAAACTAGCTATGGGTACTTCTGCTGGTGTATACATGCTCTATGGATCAGAAACCAACCTAGTAGTTACTCCATTTAGATTTACAATTAATCGTGAAACTTCCTTTTCTGCAACTGATACTGCTCCGATAGTTATTTCTAATGCCCTTATATATCCGCAAATAGGAGGCAAAAATTTACAGATGCTTTCGTTAGATAAAGGAGTTGGTGGACAATGGGATGCCAGTAAAATATCACTAAAGGGTTATGATATTATTAAGTCTTCAGAAATAACTAAAATGATATGGCAGGAAAGACCCAATGGGATCATTTGGTGTCTAATGGCAGATGGTCGGTTATTGTCATTAAGTTTCGATTTGAGATTGGAGTTTATGGCATGGTCAGAACATGTAATAGGTGGTACTGATACAAAAGTATTGGATATAGAAATGATTCCTAGATCAAGTCACGATCAGTTATGGTTAAAAGTATCAAGAACTATAGATGGTGATACAGAATATTATATGGAAACATTAGGTAGGTTCCCCTCAGAAGGTGCATTGGATCGTAATGATTATATCTTTTCAGATAGTGCAATAACTAAAACAATAGCAGGTACTTTTACAGCAAGTTCATCTTCAGGATTATTACTTACTTCCACTAAACATGGCTTAATTGATACTCAAAAAGTACGATTTACAAGTTCAGGTACACCAGTAGATTTGCCAGCAAATTTAGAAATAAATACAGACTACTATGTACGTGATAAAGCTGATGATACATTTAAAGTAGCAACAACTTCAGGTGGTACTGCAATAGCATTTTCAGATGCAGGTTCAGGTACTCATTCATGGTCTACGGATACTGTATTTGGATTAGATCATTTAGAAGCAGATGAAGTACAGATTTATAATGATGGAATGCAACATATTAATAAAATAGTAGCAAGTAATGGATCAGTTACATTAAATCATTTTGAAGGTAGTAGAATAGTCTCAGGACTTCCATATTTAGCAGAATTGGACACACTTGAACCACCTGCTCCTGAGAACCAGTTTTCATACTCTAAACGATTAATAAAAATAGCAGTAATAATAGAAGATTCGTTGGGTATTCAATTAGATTATAACGATTTATCAGAAGAATTATTATTTAGAACAATGGCAGATGCAATGGGTCGCCAGATACCCTTATTCTCTGGCACAAGGAAGTTATCACTATCGGGGATAGGATGGGATGTCCATACAGTTAAAATTAGCTCTAACGGCCCTCTACCGATGCAATTGAATGCAATTATAATTGAAGCAGAAACAGGGGGTTCATAATGGTATTTGAGACTTTAACAGTATTGACTGCTATCTCTGGCATTTATGGGGCTACTGCAAAGAAAAAAGGTGAGTATGGGAAAGCTGGCTTTATGGATGAAGCAAGTAGACATTCACTTATAACAGCAAAAAAATCAATTGAACTTAATAATTATGAAGCAACAAAAACCAAATTCGGTACTTATGAAGAAGCAGGGAGAAGAATAGCTGATATAACTAAAGTAGCAGGAGAAACAAGGGAGACTGCTAAGACAGAAGCAAGTGGTAGTGGTGCTTTAGTTGAATCTGGAACTTCTAGGGAAAACTTAAGAGTAATGGCACAAGAAGAATTGCAAGCAAAATTAGGGGTTGCTCTTGGGGCAAAGAGGAATATAGATACAATTATAAGAGA